GAATTTTTTTTCCAGCTTTTTTGGTTTTAAAAGCTGATTTTCGTTTTGGCTAGTACCTGTCTGGGATTTTGTCATAAGATTCACGATAGTCGAGTGGTTTCGCTTGTCGGATACAACCTACTGCTTTTTTAAAGCAAAGTGAATTGAATTCACCTTGTACTCCGATTAACTTTATGATTTCATATTGAGAATTAGTCTCAACATGTTCTACTAGGTATGTATTCCCTTTTATCAGTTCAGATGAGGGAATATCAGCTCCTCCTGACTTCAAATATTCAGAAGTGTTACCTATGTAACGAACTTGATCGCCTATCTTCATTATCCGTGAGGATTGTAATACGTCACTAACACTAAGCATATAAAAATGATTAGTAATATTGCAAAAAATGTAATTACCATGATATTGAAAGATTACTTATACTATATCTTCCTCTACATCATTTGTCAAGGGTAATCCTAGAGTTTTATACTCTAATTGCTCCCTGAGAAATAATATCTCTTGTTTTAGCTTTTCGTTCTCTTTTTCTAAGAACTCGCAATGCTCTTCGTAAATGTGAATTGTCATGTTTAATAGAAAACCCACCTTGCGGTGGGTCTTTTAGGGTTCATTGGTTTAATTTTATCTTAAGATTTCGGTACATACTTTTCTACAGTAATTGTCGTTGCAATCTATCATGCAGTCAAAGTATTCGTCGATTAGTTGATCTTGAGAGAATTCAAGATTGTAGTCGTCGTGATGAATCCATTCTGCCATTTGATTACTTGACATCCTGTTTTTCATACTTCCTCCTTAGAACTTGGGGCCTTGACATAATAAAGAAAACCTTCATTTCATCGTTCTGTCCTTAATTCTACCACTATTTAGTGCCGTTGATCCCCATTCTGTCAGGATCTTAACACTCTGTAGTTAGGAAAAACTACTCATTTAATCTTCCATCTCATACATCATAATCAGGAAGGCCGCACTGATGGCAACCGTTGTTGACAATGCAATGATTGCCGTATGTACTACGTCCACAAAATTTACTTAACATAACGTAATATTTATCTACCAATCATCTTCCACTTGTTGTATAGGGCAAGGTGGTGCTGTCCTGTGGTAATTAACATGTAATAACTCTATGAATATAAGAGAACAAACTAAGATCATATTGATCTGAAACAACGGATGCTTGAGTAGATTCATTAATAAAAAAACCCCTACGATATGTAGGGGTTTATCAGACAAGTATGGGTCTGATTATACAGACTTAGCAACTTTCAAGCCTCTGTACATGAGTTCATGTCTTTGGCGCTGTGCTGCTTCTGCGAGTACCTTTGCGTTGTACTCCTTTGAGTCGTACTCGACTCCTCTGTATGTGACTTTTGCCATTTGGTTTCTCCTAAAGTAAGTGGATTTTAAGGCCCCGTTCCTTTAGCGAACTTTTGCGTCCCTTTCGGGATGAACGATCCGTTCCGAGTCGGCTTACTTGCGTCCTATGATATAAGTTTCACAATCACCTTCGACTTTCGTACGGAGGTAATCAAGAAGGTACTCCTGTGCATCAGAGCCAAGAGTTTCATCGCTGAGAATCTCGATTCTGTTCCTATTCCAATCTGCACATGACATATCCCAATGGAATGAGTTATGCTCAGAGAGGAGCAATGCCAGGAGACTAAGTTCTATCATAAGATGAACGATTGTGTTAATTATAACACATATGCTGGTATTTAGTCAAGCAATTTGTAGTTTTTACTACTTTTTTGATACATTTTTACGAAATCTTAAGGTTTATCTTTTATCTCATCACCTATCACTATGCTATCTAGGCCAGACTCATAGTATAGACCCAAAGCGTCTCCTATCCTGCCTGCAATTGGTTTTCCACCTTTATTCAAGGAGGTATTCAGTAGGACAGGAGCACCAGTTAACTTCTCATATTCTTGTAGTAAAGAATAGTAATCTTCTTGTTCTGGAGATACGGTATTCACTCTACAAGTGCCATCAGCATGAGTTATACATGGGAATCTATCTGGTTCTAATACATCCATGACATATAACATGTACGGAGAAGGACCATTCCAATAGAAATACTGTGATACTTTATTTTCTATTACAGAAGCTCCAAAAGGTCTGAATGGTTCTCTATGTTTTACCTTGTTATTAATATAATCTTTACCATGTTGATCAAATGGATTCATCAATATACTTCTATTACCTAATGCTCTAGGGCCTACCTCTCCATGTCCTTGATACCATCCGACAATCTTTCCCTGTGCTAGTAGTTCGGCAGTGTCCTTGATAGTCTTTGTAGATGGTCTACTCGTTGGTGCCTGATCATCTTGCATGAAAGGGAATCCTTCTGAGGGGAGAGGCATTAAATTATGTTCTCTTCTTAGAAACTCTATCGCACCAAGACTCAGACCTTGATCGTATGCGTGTGGAGGTATGACTAGATTAGGTATGGCATCTTTCAGTACCTTATTGATAATAGTATTCTGTGCCACACCACCAGAGTATCCTACAATGTCATCTGGTCTAACAAACTTTTGAAAGTGTCTTAGATATATTTGTTCTGTATATTCATGTGCTGTATGGATATAATCCATAATGTATTGTTGATCATTGAGATGTCGATCTATTACATCAAAATCCCATAATATTTCCAGATCATCTATACCTAGACTCTTATCACATACGTCTGGATTATGTTTACCAAACGCTTTTAGAGCCATGATTTTCCCTGCCTGATCTAAATAGTGACCACCCATCTGTAAGGCAGCACCCATCCTAGTCATAATAAATCCAAGACTAGGAGAACCCTGTTGACTTGGAAATATACCTTCAGTCTTACCATAGTCTATGAGTTCATCATCTCTCCACACACTACGATACATCCAATCATCACCGAATCCATCAAAGACAAAGTGAATATTTGGTTTGACCTTCATAGGCCAGAAACTTAATGTATGTGCATAGTGATGATCTATTCTATGAATAGGGCATCTAAATCCTATGTCTCTGAAAAAAGGTATATCTACTACTTCTGATATCTCTTTAGAATTTATGGCAATGGATTGATGTACGACACCCATCCTTTCATATTCGGTTCCAGCACAATCCATGATGATGCAGACACCATCAACAAACCAAGGTTGAATATTCCAATCCTCTAATATTCTTGTCCATTCATATATGCCATCTTCAAAACCAACATGCTTACATTGATAATCTCTCTCGAAAGATCTGTATCTTACAGTTTCACCATCATAGTATGTTACGTTTGCATCATGAGCATCTAATCTCAGACCTAATAATTTCATGCGACCCTACGGCTCAAATTTTTACCCGAATTTTTTTTCCAGCTTTTTATGTTTTAAAAGCTAATTTTACATGCCAGGTGGTCTTGATGGGTCTGACATAGGGGCACCCATTCCAGGCATACCATAACCACGATCCATTCCACCACCACCCATGCCTGGAGGCATACCAGTTGGGCCTCCAAAGTTTCTATTCACACCACCGTCTTGCATCTTCTCGAAACCATGTTCCAATTTGTGTTCTTCCAAAGTTTCTTTCATACTATTGATAGCCTGTTCTAGTTTATTAATCTTAGCAAGCATCAATTCTAGATAATCTCTATCTTCCATGTTTAGATCTGTTTCTAATAATGATTTGGTTGTTCTCGTAGTCAGGAACGAAGTCTAATACATCCTCTGATGGCCAATCCATCTCTTCATAGAGAGCATTAAGTCTGTCCATGTCTTCCCAAAGATCATTGACATGTTCTTTTGGTGTTGGTCTAAACCAATCCTCTTCTGGTTCTAAGTTTCCGTGTCGTGCCATGTTACCTCCCTAAGAAATAGTGATTGATAATTTCAATCTTCTCATGTGCTTGAGCGATAGAATTTATTTCACTGTCTATTGCTGCCATGATATCAGGGTGTTCTCCTATACCTACAGGGTAGGTAAGGTACACTTCGACATTCTGCTTATGTTTGGCGATTAAACCTTCATAATAATGAATTTGTGACTTGAGAATGTCGTCACGCAAATGTATCATAATTATACTAAATTGTATTCTTGTAAGTATTTAACAGTATCGGCAGCGCCACCAATGGTATATGAGTCTACCGAGACTTGAGGGAAGGTAGATCCCTCTCCAAACTGAGAGTAAAATTGTTTCTTGTCGAAGTCTCGATCAAGTTTATATTCTACAAAGTTTAGTTCTGCTAATTGTAACACAGAAATAACTTTCTCGCAATAACCACATCCTGATTTTGAGTAAACGGTGAAATTCATTTGGTTTCGTAAGTTTGGAACCACTCTTTGAGTGTTGTTTGATAACCAGATTCACGGTAACGAGGTTCTTTAATCCCCTTCATTGTCTTGTAATCATTGTGCATCGCTTGGAGTAACCATGCCTGTGCCAGTTGATGTGGACCCTCCTCCAACAATCGGGTTTGAAATTTCGATAGACCAGCCTTCATGTCCAAATACTCCTTTCTCCACGATAATCGGTTCTCTTCTGTCATCTTGTTCCTCCCAGAGTTTTTTGATTTGTTCTGATTGTTTGTCAATATCTCTCATTGCATTGGCAACCTTGACTTCAATCCACTGTTGTTTCAACCATTCGATGAAACCTAGTGCAAGGTGTTGTACAAATGGGTTCTTGAATTTTTTCTTTACCCATCTCTCAGCTTTATCATACCAAGGGTCTACGCCTTCCCCGAAGGTCTTTTCAAAGGAGAATAGCACCGATGATAAACCCTTTAGCGAAAGCAATGCACTTCATTTGATAGTCTGTAAGACCAAACTTATCTTGAAATTTTTTTGCCATTTTCTTATCCCATTCCTTTACATGGTAAAAACCATGTACGATAGGATTCATTTTTTCGTGGTCTCCGCAAGACATAATCTTATCCTAAAAAAACTATTTAGATTATATCATCTCAATCTAAAAGTGTAAATGTGTTTGCCTGGCGTGTTCACATAATGTGCATCCCCTGACTCCAGTGCATCTCTAAGTTTCTGTGCAAATGGTTTTAATTTATTCTTATACTTTGTTCTGATTGCCTTATCATGATAAGTTTTATCTCCATATTTTATGAGTCTGCCTGGCGATGTTAGTCCTTCATGTTTGAAATTTGTTGCACGATATATGACTCCTGTATGACCGTGGTATGCGTCTGCATATGAAACAATAATCTTATGATCAGTATTCTTTTTTAACCACCTCTGAGTCTTTCCTATGAAGTAACTCTCTGTACACTTGGGGGTGGCATCAATGCAACATAGTCTCCTAAGTTCAATGACATCACTCTCACTCTCTCCATACTTCCTCCAAGCATTTGCCATACCCAAAGGACCATATATCATTGCACCGATCAAGGTGTCATCACAATA